AATTTTTCTAATCTTGATTTTGATGATATTAAGATATCTCTCAAAGATTATTTAAAAGCAAATTCAAATTTTACGGATTATGACTTTGATGGGTCTAACCTATCATCGATTCTTGATGTATTAGCGTACAATACTTACATATCTTCGTATAATGCGAACATGGTGTCCAATGAAGCATTCATTGATAGTGCTACATTAAGAGAAAACGTAGTTGCATTAGCAAGAAATATTGGATATCTACCTAGATCACGAAAAGCATCAAAAGCAACCGTATCATTCTTTGTTGATGTAACTGATATAACTCCTGCACCAGCAACTTTAACACTTAATAAGGGACCTGTAGCAGCATCTGCAGGGACTCTAGGCAACTCTGCCTATACATTTGTTATATTAGATGATATTACCGTTCCTGTAGTCACAGACACGGATGGTAACGCCACTGCTAACTTTAATGATATTGAAATTTATGAAGGAACTTTACTTACATCTGAGTTTACCTTTAATACTAGAGTAGCAAATCAAAAATTCGTATTACCAAATAGTGGAATTGATACTGATCTTATAAATGTAACAGTAAGAGGCAACTCTTCAGCAACAACTGGTGTAAAATATAGTGTTCAAGATAGTCTTTTTGATATCACAGGTAATTCTAACGTATATTTTCTTCAAGAAATAGCAGATGAGAGATATGAGGTCTTTTTTGGTGATGGAATCTTCGGAAAAGCACTTGAAGAAGGTAATTTTATAACTGTTGACTATGTTGTTTCTGATGGAGACTCTGCAAATGGAGTTTCTTCCTTCGTATTTTCAGGAAATCTAACATATATCCGAAATGCAATCCAATATTCGGTCACAACGGGCATTTCTTTGATATCTACAACTATTCAATCACTAGGTGGTGAGAATATTGAGACAGTTGAGTCAGTTAAGAAGTTTGCACCTAAAGTTTATGCCTCTCAAAACAGAGCAGTGAGTGCAAGTGACTATGAAACACTGATTCCAGCAAAAATTTATCCCGAAACTGAGTCAATTTCTGTTTTTGGTGGTGAAGAAGTTGTTCCACCACAGTACGGAAAGGTTTTTATTAGCATAAAACCAAGAACTGGTGATTTTTTACCCAATTTGATCAAAGAAAACATCAAATTAAAGTTAAAAAAGTTTGCTGTAGCAGGTATTGTTCCAGAAATACTAGATCTTAAGTATCTTTTCCTTGAAGTTGACTCAAAAATATATTATAACAGCAATCTAGCACCATCAGGCACTTTTGTTTCGACTTTAGTCCAACAAAATGCGACTTCTTATGCAGAATCAACTGAATTAAATCGCTATGGAGCACGATTTAAATACAGTAAGTTCCTAAACGTCATAGATAACAGTTCAGAGGCGGTAACGTCGAATATAACGACCTTACAGATGCGTCGTGAGGTACGTGCGGTATTGAATACGTTTGCAGAGTATCAAATTGGATTTGGAAATGAGTTTTATATCAAGAGCATGTCTGGGTATAATATAAAATCATCTGCATTTAGAATAAGTGGAGTTTCTAACACCATATATCTCTCTGATATACCTGATTCTAATAGAATAACTGGATCTATATTTTTCTTTACTCTTCCATCAATAAATTCAACCACTCCAACCATTATTAGGAGGAATGTTGGTCGAATAAATTATAAGAGTGGGATAATTACTTTAAATCCAGTAAATGTTTTATCTGGAAAAATAAAAGACGGTCAAACAATCATAGAAATTTCTGCTTGCCCACAGTCAAATGATGTTATTGGATTACAGGACTTATATTTGCAACTAGATATAAGTAACAGTAATTTTGAAATGGTAATTGATGAAATTTCTTCTGGATTAGATCCATCAGCATCAAATTACACTGTAACTTCTAGCTATCACAACGGGACATTAGTAAGACCATAAAATGCCAGATACGAGAATTAAATTTAACAACGTTGTTCAAAGTCAACTTCCTGCATATGTTAGGAATGACTTCCCTTTAGTAGCAGAATTTTTCAAATCCTATTATCAAGGTCAAGAGTATCAGGGTGGATCTTTAGATTTACTTCAGAACATTGATAAGTATGTAAAAGTTGATAATCTTACTAATTTAACTGAATCTATAATTCTTAAAGATGCGTTAGATGTTTTTGATGATACTATAAACGTAGATCTTAGCAAATCAACACAAGGAACTGAAGGATTTCCTGACACTTTTGGATTATTGTTAATTGATAGTGAAATTATTACTTATGAGGAAAAAACAAATTCTTCTTTTACTGGATGTAAGAGAGGTTTTAGTGGAGTAACGTCATATCATAAAAAAACAACTACAGATTCATTATTATTTGAAACATCGTTTGCTGCGGAGCATGATGCAGGTTCAACTATTACAAATTTAAGTATTTTATTCTTAAAAGAATTTTTACTTAAAGTAAAACATCAATTTACACCAGGATTAGAAGATAGAGAACTTGATTCAAATTTAAATCAAAGTAATTTTATAAAACAAGCAAAAGATTTTTATTTAAGCAAAGGAACTGATAAATCTTTTGAAATATTGTTTAGAGCATTATACAATGAAGATGTAAAAATAATTAGACCACAAGATTTTTTATTTACACCATCAAACGCTAATTATAGAGTTACTAATGACTTAGTTGTTGAAGCAGTTAGTGGAAATCCAAATAATTTAGAGCAGTCAACACTATTTCAAGAACCATTTGGTGATACTATTGAAAAAGCATATGCACCAATAACTTCAGTTGAACCAATTGAAGTTGGATTTGGAAAAACATTTTATAAATTAAGTATTGATGCTGGATATAATAGAGATGCAAGAGTTGAGGGTTCAATATACGGTAATTTTAAAGTACAAGCACAAACAAGAGTAATTGGTGCTGTAGCAGCAGGATCCACAATAATAAACGTTGATTCTACCATAGGTTTTGCAAAAACTGGTGGAGATTTATTTGTAAATTATATTGATGGCACAACTGGTATTGTTTCTTACACATCAAAGTCAATAACTCAATTTTTAGGATGCGAAACTGTTGCGGGAACAATTGCAGATGCAACAAATATTGGAATTAACACTTTTGCATATGGTCAGTCTTTCTTGGATCAAAGTGAGACAATAAATGTTAGAATCGACTCAGTTTTAAATAAATTTACTCATAGTAACTCAGCAAGAGAATTTTCTAGAGGTGATTTTGCAAAAATCAAAACTCTTGGATCTAGTGATAATACCTTTAAAACTAGAAATTGGTTTTATAACATTTCACCTGTATATAAGGTAAAAAATGTTGAATTAATTGATGACACTGATAAAACTTTTAAATTAACATTAAATGTAGATCATTATTTTCAATTAGGAGACTCTGCAGATATTGTCGATCAAGATAATATTAAAAAAGAAACTACAATTATTGATATAACCTCTTCAAAATCTATAACCATTAGAGGTCAAGGTGTATTAAAATTAAATAGCACTTATACCGTAAAAAGAAATATTTTAAAGATTAAATCAAATACATTTCCAAATGCTAGTTTATATCAAACTAATATACAAAATGTATATCTAGAACCAATAGATATCGCAAACGGATCTCCATATTTTGGACCATCTCATTTTCATCCCACCAGAGGGGTCAAGATGGTTGGTGCTGTTCATAAAAGCACCCCACATGCAGTAATAACAAATATACCTAATTTTAATAAACTATTAGTTGCATCTTCATCAATACCATCATACGATTCTCAACCATTAAATGTTTACTCTCAAAAAGTAACTTTTAGTGGAACATTTGTAGGATCTGAATTTAATATTAAACCAATTGGTGATCATGGATTTTACACAGGTGATGCTGTTTATTATGAACCAGAAAAAGTTCAATTTGAATTTTTAGATTCTTTCGGAAACAAAAAAATTGGTGTAAAAGTTAATTCATCATTGTTTGCTGGAGATATTGGATATATCATAACTGGTGATGCTGATGGACAAATTGTTAAGGATAGAACTGCACCAAATGAAGGATTATATTTTGTTACAAGGGTAGATGAAAATAAAATCAAATTATCTAAAAGTAGAAATAACATATTCAGTTCGATTTTCTTATCTTTAGATAATAATACATCTGTAACTAATTGTAGTTTTCAACCATTTAATTTCAGATTTAAAACTTTAGAATCTCAAAAACTATTAAGAGAAATTCTTCCTCCACAAAATAATGGATCTACAACTAAAACTGAATCTGGTTTTACTGGTATTCTAGTTAATGGTGTTCAGATAGTAAATTATAAATCAAAAGATTATATTAGATATGGAAAAATAAATGAGATAGAGGTTACCACTGCAGGATCAAATTTTGATATTATAAACCCACCACTTCTCAACATTAGTGATTCAACTGGTATTGGTGCAACAGGATTCCCTGCTATTTCTGGTAATTTAAAAGAGATTAAAATTTTAGACTCTGGATTTAATTATCAAGATATTCCCACCATTACAATATCTGGTGGAAATGGAGAAGGTGCGAAAGCATCGGTGAATATGAAGAAAATTGTTCATTCAGTATCTTTTAATTCTCAATCTGATGTTGGAATAGGAACAACAGCTTTCAATTCTTATGAAATAGGTTTTGGTACTTTTCACAAATTTAATAATGCTGAGAGAATCATTTATACAAATGAGGGACAAAAACAAGTTGGTGGATTAAGCACAGACTCTTCATATTTTGTTTCTTTGGTTGGTTTAACCACTGTAAAATTACACAAAACTGAACCTGAAGCGATAGTTGGAATTAATACTGTAGAGTTAACATCATTTGGTATTGGAAAACAATCCCTTCGTTCTTTTGATAAGAAATCAATTGTAGAATCAATAAATGTGTTGGATTCTGGTAGTGGTTATCAAAATAAGAGAAGAACAACTTTAAGTGCAACAGGCATTAATACCTCTTCTAATCAAATTAGTATAAACAAGCATGATTACAATTCTGGAGATATTGTAAATTATGTTGAAACAACTGATACTGCTATTGGTGGATTAACAGTTGATACTCAATATTATGTTACTAAAATTGATGAAAATAATTTTAAATTATCAAATGTTGGTTTAGGAACCACATTAAAAAGTTTCTTTTATAATACAAATCAATATATAGATCTTACATCTGTTGGTGTAGGAACTCACACCTTCAATTATCCAGATATATCGGTTGTTGTTACTGGAACAGTTGGAATTGCTTCTACTGGATTAGAAACTTTTGAATGTGATGTTCAACCAATTTTTAGAGGAGAAATAACATCAGTTCATCTCTCTAATAATGGTGTGGGATATGGATCATCTGAAATAATTAATTTTATCAGAGATCCCCAAGTAAGATTAATATCGGGTGAAGATGCTCAGTTAGAACCAATTATAAATGATGGAATCATCACTGAAGTAGTAGTATTAAATAGAGGAACAAAATATAATTGTGCTCCAGTTCTAACGGTTACTGGTGATGGTGTTGGTGCAGTCATAACACCAGTATTTGAAAATAATCAGATAACTGCAGTTAACGTTATTCATGGTGGTGTAAATTACACGCAGAGAAACACATCAATATCTGTAGAATTTCCTGGTTCAGGTGCTCAATTTATACCACACTTACAAAAATGGCAGATTAATTTATT